TTCCGCGGTCGGGGGGGGCTGAGGCGCGCGCCGGATCGCGAGGGGTGGGGCAACCTCTGCCGATTTTCAAAAAATCAGATTTTGGAGAAAAAGGTGGATTTTGAATCCTTGCCTGTTGGTACTGAGAAGCTCTTGAACGCCCTGGGCTATGAACTGACGCCGTCCCGCGGGGCGTGGTTGCCGTCGCGGGAATATGACTTTGTGCCCGCCGAGTGTGGTGAGCCCGACCGATTAGGTGCTGCTGCTGCTGCACAGATGTCGAAAATTGTGCCCGAAAAAAAACTGATCCCTGAGCGGGATCTTAATTGTGGGCTATGGCCCGAAGGAGAGAGTGATGAATAATTTTGGAAAGAATGCTGGTGATAAGGAGGCCCGGAAGCGGGCTCGTGAGGCGCATGTATTGTCGCCTGTTGAGGAGGTTGAGGAGGTTGTTGCTGCTGATCCTGCTGAGCCTGAGCCTGAGGAGGCACCTGAGACTGCGCCTGATCCGGCAGAAGATGAGCCTGTGGAAGCGCCGGATCCCGAATGACTGGTATTTCGATTGAAACGGGCTGGCCGCCCAATATCGCGAGCATCCGGGCGGTTTTGCCTGTATCGGAGCGCAACATCTTTGCGTATGGGCGAGTGATCTACAATCCGGGCGGTGGTGATTTGCCGGCGTGGTTGATTGCGCACGAGAAGGTGCATTTTGCCCAGCAGAAAAAATTGAACGGCGTTATTCGCCGTAATGGTGCTGAGGTCTGGTGGCGGCGGTTTTTGAAGGATCCTGAGTTTCGGTTGCAGCAGGAGGTTGAGGCGCACCGGGCTGAGTATTGGGAGTTCAAGCGGCAGCACAAGGATCGCAACGTCAGGGTGCAGTTTTTGAACCAGATTGCTGGCCGGCTGGCCAAACCGATGTATGGTTCTTTGGTGAGCGTGAAGATCGCGAGAGTATTGATTGGTGGGTCGAGGCCCTGGGACGACTGATATGAGTGAAGAGACTGACCGGATCCAGAAGGTATTGGAGGCCAACAGCGACAAGGATTTTGTGAAGCGGATTTTAGATCCTGAGAATTCGCCGTCGATTGATTTGGGCAAGGGTTTTACGGGCACACACCTGATGGCGGCTGACTGGGACGATGAGAATCAGCGCTGGATGGTGTATCCGACGATTGTTCGCATTGCTGGCAAGCTCGAGAAGCTGGAGGTAAATGAGGCGATGCACCATGCCAAGTCGACTGGTGAGTACATCGATTTTGCTGATCGCAAGGAGGAGGCGATCTCGTTCTCGAAAAATTACAAGAAGGTCTGGGAGACCAAGGAGCCAGCCGAATGAGTCAGGAGGGCCAGTTAATTCAGGACTTGATGGCCAATTACGGCCAGATGTCGGACTCGAAAAAGAATGAGATGGACGTTTTTTTGAGCGAGCGCTCCGCGCATCGGCTGTGGTTTCCGACCCCAGGGCCGCAGCTTGATGCGGTGAACTGCAAGGCCGATATTATGCTTTACGGTGGCTCTGGTGGTTGCGGCAAGAGTGATCTGATCGTCGGATCTGCGATCGAGAATCACCAGCGCAGCCTGATTATTCGCAAGCACTACACGGATCTGACGGCAATTACTGACCGGGCCAAGCAGGTTAATGGCACCGATAAGGGCTACAAGGGCTCGATACCGCCCAGATTGCGCACGGTGAACGGCAGGATCATCGATTTTGGTGGTTTGGCCAAATCGACCGATCACGAGCACTGGCAGGGACAGGCACATGATTTGCTGGCGATTGACGAGGTGGTGCAGAACCGCGAGGATCAGATACGGTTCCTGATGGGCTGGGTTCGATCTGAGGATCCTGAGCAGCGCTGCAGGACTATTTTCGCCAGCAACCCGCCGACCAGTTCCAAGGGTGACTGGATTATTCCGATGTTCGCGCCGTGGTTGGATTCGCGGTATCCAAATCCAGCAAAGCCGGGAGAGTTGAGATGGTGTGTTTCCGATGAGGACGGTCAAGACTTCTGGGTCTCGGGGCCCGATGCAAAAATCGATAGTGGTCGGACGAACGATGACGGCTCGATCCGGTATCTCATTCCTATGTCTCGCACCTTCATACCCGGCACTCTTAGTGACAACCCGTTCTACGCTGATACTGGGTACGCCGCACAGTTGGACGCTCTACCCGAGCCGCTGCGCTCGGCGATCCGCGACGGCAACTTCATGGCTGCGCGTCAGGACGATCCTGAACAAGTTATCCCGACCGAGTGGATCCGACTTGCCCAAGCCAGATGGACGAAGGAACCCCCATTCCAGATCCCGATGTGTGCGATGGGAATTGACGGTGCGCGGGGCGTCGATGAGATCGCCATTGCCAGACGCTACGATGGATGGTTCGCCGAGCTGCTGACTTGCAAGGGCAAGGACATTGCGACCGAGGGCACTGAGCCGCACGGCACTGATCTGGCCGGCTACGCGGTGAAATATCACAGGAACGCCGCGACCATGGTGTTCGATGGTGGTGAAACCACTGGTGCGCAGGCCGCTGGCCATCTCAAAGAGCGGCACATGGATGTGGTCGTGCATCTGGGCATGGACAAGTCTATCAAGCGCACGGTCGATCAAAAATTGCATTTTTTCAACAAGCGGGCCGAGGTGATATGGAAGTTCCGCGAGGCCCTGGATCCCGGTCAGGATGGCGGCTCGCCGATCATGTTGCCTGACGATCAGATGCTTGTCTCGGATCTCACCGCTGTTCACTGGACGCTGACGCCTAACGGCATCAAGGTGACGCCGAAGCGCGATGTTGTGAAATTACTGGGCCGCTCCCCTGATCGTGGGGATGCTGTGCAGATGTGCTGGAGTGCCGGCGACAAAGCCAAGACGATGGCGACTCAGTGGCGGGCAGATCAGAGAGTGGGTACTATGGCCGACAAGCGCCGACCGCAGGTAAATTATGGCCGAAGGAACGGCCACAGGAGAAACCGATGAGTGGACTCAAGAATACCGGCAAGCGACTTTGGAATCTGGGAGTGGGTAAGGGCTACAAGACCAACAAAGAAGTCCAGATGGAAAAAGAGGCGAAGATCCAGAAGGGCAAGGACAAATTATTTCACAGCGCGGTCGTACCGGATGACGAGGCCATCAAACGCAACGAGCGGCGCAAAGCCGCGAAACGCTCAGGCTCTCGGGCCAGCACTGTGATGACTGACGAAGATCGACTCGGATGAGACCACAAGATCTGATCCAGCGCGGCCAGCAGCTTTTCAAGGATCGAAAGGCAATCACGACACTCTGGCAGGAACTCGCTGAAAACTTCTATCCACAGCGGGCTGATTTCACAATCAATCGATACATTGGCGAGGAATTTGCCGAGCACCTGTACTCGAGTTATCCGATCCTGGTGCATCGGGATCTGTCGAACTCATTTGCTGCGATGCTGCGCCCGCGCGCTAAAACGTGGTTTGAGGTGTCGGTCGACAATGAGGAGGATCTGGGGCAGGAGGCGAAAGGCTGGCTGGAGTGGGCCACCAAGCGCCAGCGCTCCGCGATGTACGATCGCAAGGCCCAGTTCATTCGCGCGACCAGTGAGGGCGATGCTGATTTCGCGCTGACTGGCCAGTGCTGCATTTCCCGCGAGATCATTTACGGTTCGGCCACGCCGCACCTGTTGTACCGCACATGGCATTTGCGCGATGTGTCGTGGGCCGAGAAGGCTGACGGCGCGATCGGCGAGATCTACATCAAGTGGAAGCCGACGATCAAGCAGCTCAAGGAGATGAACCTGAATCTCCACTACGAGGTCGAGAAAAAGAAAACCAGCGAGAATCTGAGCAAAATCGATTGCATGAGGCTTGCGGTATCGACCGACATTTATCGAGGCCAGAATGGCGAGGGCGAGGGCTATCCGTGGATGATGGTCTACCTCGACGTCCAGAATATGCACATCATGGGCGAAGTCGGCCTCTTCAGTCACGGCATCATCATGCCAAGATGGCAGACCGTGTCGGGCTCGCAATACGCCTACTCCCCCGCGGCGATTGCCGGCCTTCCTGATGCTCGTCTCCTGCAGGCCATGAGTCTCACCCTTCTCGAGGCTGGGGAGATGAGTGTCAGACCTCCAATGATCGCGACCCAGGATGCCGTTCGCGGCGATGTGCAGCTCTATTCGGGCGGCATTACGTGGGCCGATGTCGAGTATGACGAGCGCAAGGGCGACGTCCTGAGGCCTATCACTCAGGATCGTCGCGGCTTGCCGCATGGCTTTGAGCAGCGCGACAACCAGATGTCGATGCTGGCCGAGGCGTTCTACATCAACAAATTGACGCTGCCACCGCCTGAGGGCGATATGACGGCGTTCGAGACAGGTCAGCGCGTGGAGGAGTACGTCAGGGCAGCCTTGCCACTATTCGAGCCGATGGAGCATGAATACAACGGCCAACTTTGTGAAGATACCTTCGACGGCCTTCTGCGCGCTGGCTATTTTGGATCGGTGCAGGACATGCCTCGCGAGCTTCAGGGCCGCGATGTGCATTTCAAATTCGTGTCGCCATTGCACGATGCCATCGAGCGCAAAGAGGCGAGCGTATTCCTCGAGTCTGCCGATCTCATCGAGCGGGCCATGGCATTCGATCCTTCTGCTGGCGCACATCTGGACATGGGCATTCAGCTCAGAGACTCTCTCGAGGCGATCGGCGTCGAGGCCAAGCACATGCGTACTCTCGACGAGGTCGCAGCTATCAACGCCGCGGCAGCCGAGCAGGCCCAGATGGAGGAACAGATGGAGCTGGCCAAGGGTGGAGCCACGGCATCTCGTGATGCAGCTCAAGCTGTGCAGGCCATGGAGCAATGACGGAGATCCGCACATCGATCGACGAGTGCGTCCCTCACAAAGACCCTCTGGAGCGCCCGGACTACACGGAGGCCGAAGTTCAGGCCCTCCGTGCAGTCCATCGAGGCGAAGCAGATCAACGACAACAACGACTTTTATGCGATTATCTGATCCGGGCCGCTGGTACGCACGACACCAGTTACCGGCCCGGAGATCCACAAGCGACCGCGTTTGCCGAGGGCAAGCGATGGGTCGGAACCACCTTCATATGGATGTTGAGAGTGGCCAAAGCACGGACGGATCCAGACAAAATAGCTGCACGATCAACAAAATCTGAGGAACAAGGACATGGGTGAGGGCGACGTAGTAACAACGATTCAACCGGGTGACGAGCACTGGAGTCAGGGCGTACTGGGTGAGGATCACAAATTCACGGATGACCAAGTCACAGCGATGCAAGGCTTCGAGAACTTTAGCGATTTCCATGCTGCTGGCGAGGCATCAGCAGACTGGCGGCGTGGCATAGCCGGCGACGATGACAAGTATTACGCGGATCTGCAGCGCTTCAACACGCCTGCGGATTACGGCAATTCGTTCCGCGAGGCACAGCAGACGATCCGATCTGGCAACCTGAAGGCGGCCCTGGGCCCGGATGCGACCGAGGAAGATGTCTCGGCGTACCGCGAGGCCAATGGCATCCCGAGCGAGGTGGCCGGCTATCTGAAGGACATGCCTGAGGGCCTTGTTCTGGGCGAGAATGACAAGGACATTTTCGAGGATTACCTGACCAAGATCCACGGCATCAATGCGACACCTGAGGTCGCTCACGCGACTCTCGAGTGGTACAACGGATTCGCTGAGCAGCAGCAGGAAATGCAGTCCGAGATGGATGCGGATCATTCAGCGGTAGCCACTTCGGAGCTGCGCGAGACATGGGGCACTGACTACCGGGCGAACATCAATCTCATTGGTGGCCTGCTCGAGTCGACCTTCGGCGCTGAAGCCAAGGATCAGATTATGAATGGCCGCTACGGCGACGGCAGGGCGTTCCTCAACGATCCCAGTGTGCTCAAGGGATTCGCTGAGATGGCGCGCAAGCTGAATCCGGTCATGCAGCT